CCCGATCAACGCGGGGGCCGCCGCGGCCAACCACGCCGGCATCAGAAGTGATCGATCAGACCCGGCACGCCGTACACCGGCATCGGCCGAGCCGTCACGAGAGAAAAATACGAATCGAACAGGAAATGCGGCTCGGACGGAACCGCGATCACCCGATCCACCGGAGGATCGTCCACGATGAACGCCGCGTTGAGCTCCGGCAACGACCCGAACTCCTGCGCCAGGTGCCAGACGTCCAGCGTACCCGCGGCGGTCGAACGGAACAGGCCGCCGAACTTCGACGGCTTGTAGCGGTACTCCGCATACCGTTCCTGATAACCGAACGCCAGAGCATCATCTCCCGTGGCCTGGAGGTAGATCTCTTTGTTCAGCACCGCCTGCTCGCCGATATGCGAAAGAGCAGGCCAGTAGAAGTCGTAGCGGGTCGAGCGCGACCACATGCGCTCCAGACCCTGCTGATACGACAGATCCGCACGAGCTGAGACCAGACCGATGATCCAACCGTGCTCCGTAAACGACTTCACGAACCCATGACCACCGATCGACGCCGTGCCGTACGCCGCCAGGTTCCCCTGCGGCGTCGTCCCATCTTCCGACGTCTGCGCGATCGGGTTGATCTGAATGGGGGACGAACCGCCCCCCAAGTACTCCGGCCTCTGAAGCCGGGCATCCGGAGACGTCACACCGAAGTGAGCCTTCACGATCTCCGTATAGCGAGTGCCCCCCCGAGCGTCCCGCTCAAGAAGCCGCTGGATCTGAAACGCCTGACGCAGCTCGTTGATCGTCGCGGCCGTCGCGTCCTGCAGGTCCGCGTACAGCACCAAATTCGCCGCGACACCCGAGGTATCCAGCACCAGATTCGCGCCGGAAGAATCCAGCGCGCGGTTCGCAGCCGCGACCGTAGAGAACACACCGACCTCGCTCGTCCCAGGGGTCCCGTCCGAGGTCACCGCCGCCGACGTACCCAGCGGCAGCGCCACAGCATCACCCTTCTGAGGCCAGGGCAGGCACGACGTGAAGTAGTCGTGGCGCTTCCCACGACGCAGCAGCACGTAATCCGCCGCGTTATCCGGACCGTCGTCGCGATCGACGACAACCGAATCCTGAAGGTTCTGATCCCGAAACCACTCGTTGTAGATCAGGTTGTAGGCCCTGAAGGGCAACGTCTGATGGGTCCAGTTGGCCGGGGCCCCCGCCTGAGCGATCCCCGTCGGCAGACCCATGTAGTCACCAAGCGAGCCAATCGTGTAACCGGCCCCACCGATGTTCGCCATCGTCGGGACCGTGTAATCGGTCCCAAGATCGGCCGGATCCACGAGCTCGCCGCAGAACTTCTGCCAGTTGTTCCAGACGAGACGCGTCGGAACGAAGAAGAAGAACGACTCCAGGAACATATGGTCCAGGAACGGCTTCAGAGGAGTCGCCAGCCGTGCGAACGCGTGCATCTTCAGGTTGAACGTGTCACCTGGAAGCACTTCGTCCACGAAGCACGGCACCAGGTACCCCGCGTCGAACGTGAACTTGTTCCCGTGAGACCGCGGCAACTTCGACCGCGGAATATCCGCACGCGGCACCTGGGAGAAGTTGTGCGTCATGACCGATGGCATCTTAGCCATTTGACGCCTCCAACTTCATCACGCGGTCCTTAACCGCGAAATCCAGACCGTTCCCGAGCGACAACGGCGCCGGGTACACGGTCAACACACCCGTCTGCTGGTTGAACTCCCCCAGCACGAACAGCGAGTAATCCGCCGGGTGTTGCCCCACTGGATGCGACTTGTCGGCGATCAAATCGCCGAACGAACGCACCGCCTCTCCCCTCGAAGGAGAAAAAAACGGCCGCAGATACGCCTCTGCGGCCGAATCGAACAGCGCGAGCATGACCAAAATCATACTTCCCTCCGGAAAAGGTTTAACCGCGCCTCAGTACACACTGCACGCACCTGCAACCGCCGAGGGGTCTCATTCGCCCGATTACGCCGCTTCCGTCGTGTCGTTCGCACGACTTCGGCAACATCCGGGCGAGTACTGTCGAGATAGGAGTCATAGTACCTGGGAGGTTTCGAGGGCTTTCCCCTCGCGATGACTTCGTCACTTGGAAACACCTCCTCTGAATACTTCTGAATCCAACCCCTTCCGATCCCCGGACGCCGCGACATACACGCGAACTCCGGGGACACCTGAACCAACTCCCCCGTCTGGGGCACCACACGCTGGTAATGCTCTGCAGCTCGGGAGCCAGTGACCTTCTTCGTCACATATCTGGCGACATAAGCCGCAGACTCGAAGGTCACGTTCCCCAGGTAACAATCTCCGAGCTTCCACGAGGCATCCAGTTGATCTGAGAGCCATTGAGGTTCTCCGCTCTTCGACGGGGGACCCGAAACCCGGTCGGGAAAGTCCCGACCGAACAAAAGCGCGTGATAGTGAGGCCGCAACCGCGTCTCACCATACTCCGCGCAATAGAAATACCGGAATCGTCCCGACTTCCGGAGACGCTTTAACCAGAGCGTCATATCCCGGAGACACAAAGAACCGTTCTCCGGGAGGAATTCGTCACTGTACGTCAACGTGACGAAGCACGAGTCCTCATGCTGCGAGGCCTCGTGCATACACCGGAGCGCCCACTGCCGGGAGCGCTCCAAGCGGCAACCGATACAACGACCGCAAGGTAGCCGCATAACCAGGCCCGTAGACTTGTGCCTGGAAAAAGAAATCCCGCCGTTGGGGTCACGGAACCCCTCCAGCGGGAAATAGCAGGGCACCGGCTAATTCCGGTGCCACCACTCACGCCGACTCAGCGAGTACCAGCCTCGCCATCCGAGCGTGAGAATGAACGACGCCTCCAGGTCGCACCACACGCCCAGAGGCAGATACCGCCTCAAAGGCGGATACCACCACGCATCGGGTTACCCCCGATGCCATTCTTGCGATGCACACGCATCGCGCCTGAAGTGAAACTTCTACGCGACTTCCGTCGCGACATCTTAGACCGGCCCATGAGGCCTCCACACAGGGGGATCGGTTACCCGCAACGCTCCACCCTGAGGGTCCCACGAAAAAAACACAAGTGTCTAGACACTTGAAACTTCAAACTACCCTCGCTCGGACAAGGACCAAGCTGGTACCCTCCGCACGCGCGCTTCCCGCGCACGCGAGGGTTGCAGCGTGGCCCATCCCCTTCGCATAGGGTAGCCTAGCGCCCCGGGAACGCCGGGGCGCAAGCGGGTCGCCTCAACGACCCGCCAAAACAGACGGCTAGTAGCCGTCTTGGACTGACTAGTGTCAGTCCGCACACTTACAGCAAGGGAAAAAGTGTGCCAGAGCCCCTCGGGCTCAAAAAACAGGGCCCCCCGCCTTCGCGGGAGGCCCCACGATCCGCTATCGCGGCCCAGAACGACATCGACCGCCGTTACGCACTCGGCGGCGCCCCAGAGGGCGCAGGAGGAGCAGACGGCCCGGAATCGCTGACACGGGTCCGCTCCGTACGAACGACCTTGCGGCGTTCCTTCGGAAACACCTCCCTCGATACCTCCTCGAGGAGCTCAGCCGCATCCGGCCGTTGCAACACCTCGAGATACCTCAGCGGATCGTTGTCGAACCGTGCCCGCACCTTCGCGGGCAACGACATGAAATACTTCTCCGCGGACCGCGCATGCTCCAATGCCGTCCGATAGTCACCGACCTCGGAGAAGTCACCGAACTGCGGGACACCCTTCGCCAGGTGGGTCACCATACCCGTACGCTGGAACCGCGCGACGATCTTATTGACGTCGCAAGCGTCCATCTCCGACTGCTTCGTACGACCAGGCCCGGTAATCACCACGGGCCGCCGTTCACTTCGCAGCATACCCACTAGCGACCTCCCCGCATGAGAGAAAGAAGGAGGGGCATCATTAACTGAAGCCCCTTACCTGCACCACCAGTAGCCCCGAACAACTCGGCAATCGCCTTCCGCTCGGGGACCGAGAACCGCGCTAGCTCCGCATCCCATTGACTCCGCGCGGAATTAGCCAACGACGCCGAATGGGTCGCCGACATCAACTCGCCGAGAGCGGCCTTCGGCCGTCCGTTCGGCTCGAAATAGAAGGAATACTGACCTTCCTTCATCCTACGCTCGACGCCTGCCATCTCCGATTCGAACATCGACGTGTTCGCGTCGAACGACGCTTTACGCGTCTGCTCTTCCAACAACCTAAGCTGCTTTCGCAGCATAAGCGCTTCCATCGCGCTTGACACCCCCTTCCCCACTGTATCTTCGACGTGGGGAGAAGCACCAGCGGGCGAGCTCGCGCCGCCCTGCTGATAAGCCAGCATCGGATTCAACCCGGCCTTCCGCATATCCTCCATCGAGCGCTGATAAGCCGTGTTCGACATCCGTTCCTGGAAAGCCATCTGCTCACGAGCCAACCGGACGTTGGCACGGTTCGCCTGAGACTGGCCAAATGCAGAGGCTACGCCCCCGATCAACGCGGGGGCC